GTAACAAGAAGTCAAAAGAAGACAAACCAAAAACATGAAGAAACTAATTCTTCTCTTAGCCCTGTTATCACCCGCAGTAGCAAGAGCTAATACTGTCACCCCTCAGTTTACTACAGGGTCTATGAACAGTACAACTACAACAACTCAAACTATCGTAGAGACAGAGCAAGTGCAAGTCTTCGGTGCAGCCGTAAACACTTGGTCTGGATCTAATATTACAGCATCAGCGAGTGCTGGCATTGCTGGTGGTGATTCAGTATTTACAGTTACTGACAATACATTACCATGGAGTTTAGAAACAACAACAAGAGCAGCAGGGGTAGTCGAGCAGCGAGATTATACACGCAACTATACAATAAACTCTACTACTACATCGCTCTCTGTCTTCTCTCAGTAACACCTGTATACGCTGAAGGAGATACAGTTAACAAATCAAATCCTGTAGCAGCAGCTACGGGTAATGTGACGAACCAAGCCGTACAGTTTCAAAACAACGGTGCATCGTCACGTCAGGTATATGGCCCAAACATACAATGTAATGGGTCTACTATGACGTTTAGTCCTTTTTATATGGGTAACGATACTAAACCAGAGGTTGAAGATGGTTACAACATCAATCAGAACTGGGGCTTTCAAGTTAACTTTATGGTTCCGCTAGATCGTGAAGGTCTGCGGCAGTGTAGAGCTATAGCTAAACGTCAGGAAGAAAAGATGCGACTAGACTATGAGCTAGTACGTGCGTTAAAATGTGCAGAGCTTAGGCAGCGAGGCTTTACATTCCATCCTCAGTCGGAGATGGTAGTGCTATGCCAAGATGTCGTACCTATATCTGCCTTACAACCACCCAAACCTAAGAAAAAATGGCCTTGGCAAAAATGAGCACACTATCAGAACAATTTGCGAGAGAAGAAGAAGCTCGTAAAGCAAAGAAAAAAACAAAAGCAAAGCGTGACGAATCCGGACGTTTTGTAAAAGATGAAGCAGACCTAGAAACACCATCATTATGATTGCACTAATTAAACCAATACTGTTCAAGTTTTTGGGCAGCACAGCTGTAAAACAGCTTGTAGTAAATCTACTAGAAGCATACAGTAAGACTACTGACAACACAGTAGATGACAAGCTAACAGCTCTTGTCAAGAAAAACTTATTACCAGAGTAATGAAGAAAAAAGAAGAAGAACAGGAACTTTCTTTTGGACAAAGGTTTGATAAACTTGAGCCTAGAAAAGAAGAAGTTACTATAAAAGACTTTGAAAGTCCTAAGCCTGCACCTAAAACTAAACGTGAAAGGTTTGACGACAAGTTTATCAGACGTAAAGGTGGCACACTAGCAAGACGTGGAACCGTAGGTGCACGTAGAGCTGAAAACAGAGAGGCTGCTAGAAATAGAGCAAAACAAGCAGCATTAAAACGCAGAAACAAATGAATGAAAATCCAAGGGTTATACCCAAGAAAGCAACAGAAGAGAGTTTTAACGAGCTACACTACCTTGTTACAGAGGACTTTCTACGCAGAATTAGAAGTGGAGAAGCAACAGTACAGGATCTTAAGGCAGCTTGTGATTGGCTAAAAACCAATGACATAACAGGTGTCGCTTATGAGGGTAGTCCCTTGGACAAACTCAACAAGATCATACCAACTGTAGATCCATCTTTAGTCAAGAGAAAAGTCTATGGCAAAAACTTCTAGTTACTACAAGAAAAACCCTACTGCTAAGGCTAAACGTCTTAAGCAGCAGGCTAAATACAACAAAACACCAAAAGGTTTAGCAATACGAGTCAATGCGAACAAACTTAATAAAAAACTTGGTACATATGGCAACCGTGACGGCCTCGATGCCGCACATTATAAGGGTAGCACAACCAAGGGCAGAAAACAAAAGCCATCAATTAACCGTAAAAGTCGCAAAAAATGACCCCATTACTACCAACACCTGATTACTATTTACACAACTTAATAACCATGACGAGTTCAGAATCTAAAAGGCTCTGGAGAAGAGCTATCAAAGAGCACTTTAATTGTCAATGCGTTTATTGTGGAGGAACTTATGAATTACAACAACTCACCATCGACCATGTACGCCCTAAATGCAAAGGGGGTAGAGATGAAACGGCGAATGTCGTGCCTTCTTGTCAACGATGCAATCAGGAAAAAGGTAGTAAAGACTGGCTGGACTGGATGAGAGAAACGTTCGGCGTGACTGAACGAGAACAAACTATTCTAGCACATATAAGATGAACGAAGAAGAAAACCAAGGTAAATTTCTTTCTGGATTTTATGATAAAATAGAAGATTCTGCTGTCGGTAAATTCTTAGATTTGTCTGGAGAAAAGAAAGCAGCTGTAGATCAAGCTAAACGAGAGGGTAAATTTGGTAAAGCATCTCAAGGCTTACAAGGGGTAGTTGATATACTAGAGAAATCTTTAGGTATCGCTATGACTCCTGTTACTAAAACAGTAGAAACTGTAAGTGATGTTACTAATGTAGATGAAAGAGCTGTAGGTAATTTTGTTACAGCCATGCTATATGGTAGAGGTCTTGTAAAAAAAGTACCTAAGATAAAAACACCAGAAAGATTTAAACCAGTAAATAAAAGAACTGTAAATGTAAAAGCTGAAACTGTCGGCACTGAACCTGTTACAAGTACAAGTAATATTGTTTCATCAAAATTTATTGACAGCCTTAAAAAACGAATTGGTAAGCCAAACATTGTTAAACAAGGTGAAGAAATATTCTCAGGTAGATTATTTGGTATAACAGGTGGTAACTTTCCTTCAGAGAATAAACCTTTAAGTGACGATGCTTTAACAGAAAGGTATTTTGAAATAAATAACCCTGACAGTTATATTACAGATATTGCAGATCCTAACTATGGTAAGCTTAAGAGTGAAGTAACATTTACACCTCAAGGTCAGTTAGATCTAGACATACAAACTCCTGACCCAGTTACAATCAGAAGTATGATGAAACGAGCTATAGATAACAATTTAACTACAAACAACAGATTAGACTTTGTTAAATTACTACAAAGTAAAACTTTTCAGTCTGCTTACCGTAGATTTATAGCAAGTGATATAGCAACAGCACCTAGTAAGGGGCTTCCTATGAGTAAAAGAACAAGAAGAACTATATACCAAACTAGAACTGTAGCATTTTACAACTATAGAAAAGAGTTACTTGAAGAGTTTAAGAGTATATATGGTAATGATATATCAGCACTAGGCTTTCCAGAAAAACAACTAGACTTAGATCATCGGTTGACTCTAGTACAGTCTTTAGGTATGTTACATAATACTAGCCCAGCTGACCCTTTATGGAGAAGAATTACCAAGTATGCACTTGAAAGAGGCTACACTCCCGGGGATGCTGAAGCAAACTTAGACTTGATTGACCCAGAAAGCCATAGAGTTAAGACTAATTTTTTTAATAACCTACACGGACTTAATGAAGGTAACTTAAAATACTGGAATGGTCTACATAGAAACACAGGTAAAACTAGATTACAAATTATGAGCGAAAGTCATCTAAGTGATGAAGCTGCTGATTTACATATGGAAGTTGTAAAAGATTACTTTGATGCTGTAGATCGTGGTGATAAGATACTACAAGATGCTTTACGTATATTTAAAGCAGAGAATAAACTAGGTATTTTACCAGAAGAAATTGTTGATGAGTTGATGCCAGTCATATTAGATCAAACCTATTCTCCAGTACAAGTACAAGATGCTATAACAGATATAGTTTCAAGAAACACTGAGTCTTATAACAACCTATTTAGGCAAGTTGAACTTCTTGAGATTATTGAAGATTATGAAAATTATCCAGATAGTCCTATGACTAGACAAGAGTATCAAGATACAAGCCCAGAGGATATAGCAGACGCTAAGAAAGAACTTAAAAAACTAAGAAAAGTTATTGATAGAAAATCATATATTGAAAGAGAACTAGATAGACGAGCTAAGATTAAGCAGAAAGAAATAGATACCGGAGTCGTACAAGAAGAATTAGACTTATAACCGAAAAAAATGGAAAATTCCCTAGTTTTACTACAGCAAGACTTTAAGCTCTTCCTACAGGCATTGTGGGCAGAGCTGGGCTTGCCTAGTCCTACGAGGGCACAGTACGCTATTGCGGACTACCTACAGAACGGCCCGAAGCGTTTGCAAGTGCAGGCGTTTCGTGGTGTAGGTAAGAGCTGGATTACTGGTGCGTTCGTATTATGGACACTATTCAACGACCCAGAAAGAAAGGTCATGATAATCTCTGCATCAAAAGAACGTGCAGACAACATGTCTATCTTTCTACAGAAACTCATCATAGACACACCTTGGTTAAAGCACCTCCAACCTAAGTCGGACGACAGTAGATGGTCAAGGATAAGCTTTGATGTCAACTGTAGCCCACACCAAGCACCATCAGTTAAGTCAGTAGGTATTACCGGACAGCTGACAGGATCTCGTGCAGACCTAATGATTCTTGATGACATAGAAGTCCCCGGTAACTCACTTACGGAGTTCATGCGTGAAAAACTATTACAACTATGTACTGAAGCGGAGTCGATCCTTACCCCGAAGAACGATAGCCGTATTATGTATCTCGGGACTCCTCAGACTACTTTTACTATTTATCGTAGGCTGGCAGAGCGCAACTATCGTCCCATGGTTTGGCCAGCAAGATACCCAAGAGCAGCCAAGCTCAACAAATACGGAGAAGTCCTAGCACAGGATATACTTGAAGACATCGAACAGGGTGTCGAAGAATGGACACCTACAGATGATAGGTTTACAGATGATGACCTGATAGAAAGAGAAGCGTCTATGGGTCGTAGTAACTTTATGCTTCAGTTTCAATTAGACACAACACTATCAGATGCACAAAAATTCCCCCTTAAAATGGCTGATCTCGTTATCACTAGCGTTAATCCTACTACTGCACCCGAAGACATCGTATGGTGCAGCGATCCTAGTAAAGTCATACGAGATGCCCCAACAGTCGGGCTCCCGGGTGATTACTTTTACTCTCCAATGCAACTCGTGGGAGAGTGGAGCAGCTATGATGAAACGATTTGCAGTGTTGACCCAAGCGGTCGTGGAACGGATGAAACGGCTGCCGCCTTCCTCTCTCAACGAAATGGACTTATCTATTTGCATGAGATGTCAGCCTACAGAGACGGGTACTCGGATAGTACCTTGCTCGACATCCTTGCCAAATGCAGAACATATGGAGTCACAAGCTTGGTTATTGAAACAAACTTTGGAGATGGCATCGTAGGCGAGCTGTTTAAGAAGCACCTAATAAACACAAAACAACACATAAATATTGAAGAGGTACGAGCAAATGTTCGGAAAGAAGACAGAATTATTGACTCCTTGGAGCCTGTTCTTAATCAGCATCGTCTCATTGTTGACAGGAGTGTTATTGACTGGGATTATGCGTCCAACAAAGACAGTCCAGCTGAAGAGCGGCTCCTCTATATGCTATTTTATCAAATGAGTCGTATGTGTCGAGAAAAAAGGGCTGTAAAACACGATGACAGGCTTGATTGCCTTGCTCAGGGTGTAAAATACTTTACAGATGCCCTATCTATCTCTGCACAAGACCAAATACAGATGAGAAAGAAGGAGGAATGGGATAATATGCTCGCAGAGTTCCTAGATGACCCTCAAGCCAGTGCAAATCACATGGTTTTAGGTCTAAATCTGGAGCAACGCAACGAAGCACGTGGTCTAGACGACAATACATCAGGCTATAACTGGCGTTAGGTCGATCACGCACTTATACAGGGGAAGAGAAGGGTGGACTCCTCTCCTGTACCTAATATCCTATGAGTGGATATTCCTTAATAACCTACTCCAACTAACCAACATGAAGCTATTTGCAGCCCTTGAAAGGGCCTTGCTAGCTCGATGGAGGAAGATAAAAGTCGCCCTTAAAGTTAACAAATGGCCGCTTTTGAGCCTCCAAGAGCAGCGTTTACAACTAAAGAAGCAGTATCTAGAGTCATTATTCCGTAAAAAATGACAAAAATTTGAGAGGTCGATATACGTCGTACACAGGTCGTAGTTGCCCCATTGCGGGTCGCAGTATAATACAGCATCTGAGACTCAGCGAGAATCGTGTGTCGCCTGAGTCCAACTGCAACAAGGACGCACTGGACACGCTAGACCAATGTGTCTCGCCATCTGTTGGCGTTCCAGTTGTATCAGTCTCGTCTTAGTCTTAGACTCACAATCATGTGCGACGCATGTGACTCAAATAATACTGTGTGGGACTGCTCAAATCTCAACACAATCTCATATTGGACGGCTATAATAGGTATATACGAGAGAAAAGGAGATTCCAAAACATGACCAACATCAAGACAGTTAAGACACAAGCCTTCGGTAGAGAGCTACACTATGTGTTAGATCCAAGATATGCTGCTGCTCTCACAAGTCTTACAGGTAAGAAGACTATCAATGATAAAGATATTGCGAACCTTGAGACACTAGGTGTAGCAGTCAATCTCAAGGCTGAGTCTCAACTTGCACTCGCAGGAGTCTAGTCAATGACATATGTGTATATCAAGATGCGTTCAACTCGCAATCGTAGACGTAAGTCTCAGTTTGTCAAGCGTATCAAATCAAGACCAGTGAAAGTGTCGTGAGACTCACACATCTCACACTCATTCACAATCAGTCTCATGCGACTCACTATACTCATCTGAGATTCCACACATCTCAACACAGTCTCACGATAAGATGCTATAATATAAGTATAGAGACAGATTTTTACATACCATC